TGAAAAAGGAAAGATGCAATCTGCGACTTCAGCCAGCAACCATGTCGGTCATCCGGCATCGGGCCGAATCCACGGGGAAGACGCTTAACCAAGTGGTTGAAGACGCGATGCAATGCGCGGAGGTGGGTGGCAAGCTGGATCAAATATCGGCAAAACTGGACAAAATCGAAGAATTAGTATTGGCAAACGCACCCGGTGCCAAAATGGCAGCATCGGATTAATATATATGAACAATTAACCGTAACAATAGTACTGCAAAAGTAGAATTGTCCCCTCTCCCAATAGACGCGGGTTACCAAGCCGCGAAGGAGAGGGGTTTAAAGGAGCATACCAAGCAAGAAATCCATTAAGGGATTTCTATGCAGGATATAACATATACTTGCATGTGGACCCTATATATATCTTTTGCTTGGTGTGCTAGGAGTTACCACATGTCAAGCGAAATACACCAAGAATTATTTACATTTTATAGAATAGCCGACGCAATCATGATAGATACCGCATACCATGACCACATGAGGCGGGTATGAAGCTGCTCGATGTCATAGGCAAAGGCGGTCTAAGCGGCACGCGCCGAGTCGATTACATCCACCATGATCAGGAAGTTCTTGATTATATCACACAAAACGGCCCATGTTCTAGGGAGGATATAGAGATGGATCTTAACCACTCATCAAAGGGCGCTATAGGCCATCTGGCGGGCCTCCTGGGGCAAGGTAAGATAGAGCGCATAGGCAACGAATATAGGAGCATACCATGAAGACAGTTACCACTTCAGACAACCACAACCTAGAATTTAATCCCCAAAAGATTATAGACAGTATTCTTAAAGAAACCTCCCTAGACGAACCCGCTGCAAAGCGGATTGCTAGGTCCATCGAGAAAAAAACCGAAATGATGGACTCGCTTACCGGCGCACTCATCCGGGGCATGGTCTTAGATTACATGGTCAGGCACGATTTAGGCGATGCCTACAATGACTATAAGCGGGTGGGCCTGCCAATGGCCGAGATCAAGAAGATTTGGGCAGTAGAAGGCGATTCTGTCCATGAGAATGCTAATATAGATGCCCGGAACCCGGAAGGTATCCATAAGCATATTGCCGATGCCCTAAGCAAAGAGGCGGTCCTTACACTGTTGCCTAAGAATCTTAGGAGGTTGCATGTGTCGGGTGACTTGCACATCCATGATCTGGAGTATTTTATGACTCGTCAATTTTGTTTTGACAGTGATTTAAGGTACTTCTTCATGTACGGCCTAATTCCAGATGGGACCGGAGAGTCTATTCCTGTGGCTGGTCCTGCTCGAAATGCGGAAGTGGCGGTCCTCCATGCCGCCAAGGCTCTCGGCTGCATGCAATGCATGTGTGCTGGTGGGCAGGGATTCCAGAACTTTCTAACCTTCTTATCGCCATACCTGGAAGGCAAGTCTTACCAGGAAATCAAGCAGCTCATGCAGATGTTCATCTATGAGATGTCTCAGATGATGGTTGCCAGGGGTGCACAGGTTATCTTTAGTTCCGTGCAATTGACGCCCGGTGTCCCTAAGATCTGGCGGGATAAGCCAGCAGTTTGCCGGGGGGAAGTAGGCCCACAATTATACGGTGCATTTGAGAGGGAGGTCAGGCTGGCATTTGAGGCGTTCATGGATGTACTCTATGAAGGTGATGCATGGGGCAAGCCCTTCAGCTTCCCGAAGCCTGAAGTAGTGATCAGCCAGGACTTCATAGACAATGTGCCCTTGAAAGTATATCATCCTGATGAACATGAAGCATCGGATTTGGAGAATTTCAAGGCATGGAGCGATGGCCTTCAATTGACTGAGATCATACCGTCTTATCATTATCTATATCACAAATGTTTCAAGGTCATAGCAAAACACGGATGCATCTATCTGGAAAGCCAGCTTCATGCAAAGCCCGACACAATAAGCTGCGTGCAATGCTGTGCCTACAAATTTGAGAAGTCTAAGGACGATTCTGATTTTGTGGACCAATTAAATTTCAAGGATGGCAAGCACTTCTCCCTGGGATCTATGCAGGTGGTTAGCCTGAACCTGCCAAGGGCTGCTTATGTAGGGCAGACCCTACATGGCACCATAGATTACCTGAGACAATTGATAGATCGCTCCATAGACATCTTCAGGATCAAGCGTGATGCCATCAATAAGCAGCCTTTGCCCTTTGCGAGACAAGGAGAGCCGGTCTTTGCAGATCTCAATGAACTGAGCTATGTTATAGGGGTAGTGGGCCTGAATGAAGCGGTGCAGCGCTTGACCGGCTCGCAAATGCATGAATCACCCGAAGCCTGGAAGATGGCTATCCGGCTCATGACAGAGCTAGAGATCTATGCCAAGACTCGCGGTGCTGCAAGCGGTTTCACTATTGCCCTGGCCAGGACACCTGCCGAGACAACTGCCCAAAGGTTCGCTGTGGCTGACCTCCTAGATCCTGCCTACAGGGACTTTGCCAGCCATGTTGTGAAGGGTAATCTCGGAGAAGCCATGAGCGAGATGGCGCATACAAGGGATCTGCCAGTAGAATACTCCAATGGCACCCACATAGCGGCCAATGCGATGGTGTCCCTTGCCGAGAAGGTCAGGCTTGAACAAGTCTTTTTCCCAATAGTAGGCGGCGGAAACATCTTCCATATCTTCTTGTCGGATATCAATCCATTCTTTGATGCCAGCTACATAGACGAAACATGCAAGCGACAGGACATCTCGGAAAGCCCTGGATTTGATCAGATCGTGGAGGATTTGCAGAATTATATATTTAACTTGATGCAAAAGTCACAATTAGGATACATAAAGATCTCTAAGGATACAACCATCTGCAAGGTCTGCCATTGTGTGAGGTCGGGCCTACTCACCAAATGCCATGATTGCGGTTCGGAGCAGGTTACACATATGGCTCTAGTGACTGGTTATTGTGGGGATGTTAGCAAGTTCAACGCGGCCAAACAGCTAGAGGTTGCGGAGAGGCATAGATATTCGTTGGCGGAGGTGGTGGGATGATGGCCACCAATGCCGCCCCATGTATTCATGCTACTAGTATTCGCAATGGCGAATACATACGCTGGTGCCAGGAGACTGATAGCCCATGTGTGGCTAGTTTCCCGACGCTGAATATTTGCATAGAAGAGCTAAGTTGCTATGAGGTGGATAAATGAAGGATTGCCAGAACCAATATTATACGCAATGGGCGGCATTATGCACACTTACGGGCAAGAAGTGCCCACCCGATAACGATAATTGCAAAGATTACAGGAAGATAGCGAATAAGTGACATCCATAAGTGACATCCACTTTCATAAGTGACAAGATAAGAGACTGTCTATATAGACGGATGCAAAAGTATATAGATGGTCTAAAAAGTATATAGATCTATATAGATTTGGAGCATTTACCAGTAAAGGAGCATTACCATGAAAAATATTTGCGACCAATGCTATTTTCAAGTGAATAGAGAGGGATCTTGCACCCTACATAAGCCACGCGAGACTTGCTTAGGATTCCGGCCAGCTTTGGGGCAGGGGCGGCCAAGGGGAAGCCGTGGGGGTGCCTGAGATGAAGATCCTCCTCTTAATCTGCCTATGCTTGGCCTGTAACCTCTCAGACCTGATGGCCACAGACAACGGCGGGCAAGGGCCAACATTGGAGAGCAGGATGTTCCTGGCGGCCACGCATGGGTATGATGTAGATTGCATGGGTATAGTGACCTTGGCTGATGGCAGCCTGTGGAGGATCTGGCCGGAGGTGAGGCAATGCTAGACCCCTGGAAGGGCACTGCCCTACGAAATGCTCAGGAGCATCCGGGCGAGGAGTGGCCGCCAAACATGGGGCACAAGTTCGCCGTCAAGACGATGGACACCTGCTATTACGCAGATGAGGTCAAGCTCGATGAGATGACCGGATATCCTGCGTGGGTGGTGCAAGCACCTGGTTATAAGTTGCATTGTACTCGTGTGGAGAATGCGGTTATTTATGAGTATGAATTTTAATCGCATCATCTATATATAGCTGAAGATACAACCAACCACTACCAAAAAGGAGTCGTACCAAGCATGAATCTTACCAGAGGCAAATCTACATGTAGGGCCGTGGATGGCTCTACATTTGAGCAGGAAGTTACGATAGAACGAGAGTCCGAAAAAGCATTTCTCATCAAGATCAAGAGACCAGACGGCGTAAAATCTCATTGGTTCCCCAAAAAGATGGTAGATTTCCGGGGCAATGACCTAGTTATTGCTGATTGGCTTTGGGATAAACGGCAGGCGGTTTAGATGCCAGCCACCATCGTTTATTCGCCACAGTTCAAAGATGTGGTACTAGGGCACCTGACATCTGAGTTCAAATCCACAGTGACCGATCTATGCACCGTATTGCCGGGACACCATAGGACGGATATCCAAGAGGCGCTAAGGGCATTGCGTAAGTTTGGAGTAGCCGATTACAAGGTCACGAGGCTGCCCGCCCCTGGCCGGGGCATTACCTATCTATGGAGACGGCTATGATGACAGCAGCGAGTGCTCCGGGTCTGGATGCGGAGAATAGGCAGCTTATGGCTGCTATAGGGCTCCTGCAAGAAGAGAATACCGCATTAAAGGCCCGGCTGGATAAAATAGAGAGCTGGATTAAATGGAGAGAGCCAGACATTGAGGGCGTCATTAATACTGTACATAAAACGGCAAAGCGAGTATCTTCGTTAGAAGAGTCCAATAGTCCCGCAACCAAGGCGCATATTAATGCACTGGAGATATGGCTAAACGAGCATAAGCAAACCCGGAAAGGACTGACATATGAAGAGGCTGCCGAAGAGTTACATGTGGATATAGATTACATCAGCCAAATGAAGGATGCTATTAATCTGGATGGTCGTTTGGTGGTTGAAAAGAAGCCTTTAGGAAAACGCAGGATGCAAATAAGGCTTGCGTAAATGTTTTTTTTATTTCTTTTTGTATCTAAGTTAGATTTTTAGGATAATATCAGTATCTCTAATGGCTTAGATTCTAACTTAGGCTAACCCTATATATATAAACTAGTTATACTACTTATATATAATAATAATAATAATAATGGATATCGATTTTGTGCATTTCAAATATAATAATGAAAAATATAATTAGTAGAAGATGAGATTTAAACCAATCCCTCTATAGTCTCGCGATAGTAAACTAAATTTCTAATTTAGATTCGCATTTTCAAGTATTTCTTCAATCCCTTTACAAAATGTAAATCGATAGCTTTAACTACTTTGCCTAATATATATTATATACATGGCAACGAAAGAACGATTCTCTGAACCATTGACGACAACTGCAATCACTATAAAAGCATCTCAATTAAGCTGGATTCGTACCCGTCCTGAATTCAACCTATCTGCATTTGTCCGAAATGCTCTTGATAAGGAGATGAAAAAGCATGATTGACATTCTTGCAACCTATCGAGAAGAAAAAAACAACGCCAAACTCGTTGAACTTCCACCGGGATTCTTTGATCTTGCTGACCAGGCCATTAAGGATATGCAGGCTGAAGAGATTGGGGGAGAATTTGGTGCAGACATCAAGGCCCAAAACATCAATTCATCCAGCCGATCCTTAGAGATGCTAAGTGACTTACGGCTTAAGAAGGTCCTGAAGGGAGCTATCGCAGATGCCTACCGGGAAGAGCCACAACATGGGAAGGATCACTTTACGAGCAAGGAACTTATACTATATAGGAATATCGTTTCAGGAATAAAAGAAATCAAGGGCACATAAAGAGAGGCCCGCCCCCTCTCCCCGTAAGCCTTAAAAGTCTAGGTCACGCCCGGTCCCTCGAAATATTCTATAGGAAGCGGCTTAAGCTCGGATTCGCACTTTGCCCGCCATGCTTCCAGTGCATCGAGCCTCTGCTTCACCTCCTGGTAATCATAACCAACAGATATGTATTTGGGCAGGGGCAGGTTGCTAGTATCCTCTTCAAGCTCATCAATGGCAGACCTTATTGCCAATCGTGTTCCTTCATGACACCCATCATTATATGAAACCGCCAGTTCTCTTAAGATCTCAATAGCCTTCTGCTTGCTTATTGTCCCACCACCAGAAACAACGCCCCCATAATCATCATTCCCACAAGTACCCCTAAGATAAATATATTCTCCGGCGTATATTGCCAGAGCAGCGATCTAGTGGCATAGATAAGATCGCGGCAAGATTGGGAGAAGGTTAGAGGATCATTCATGTGGCCTCCAATTCCCGTAGTAGCCCTTCAATCATCTTGTCGGTGGACATCTCGCGATATTTATTAATATCCTCCGATAATCTCAGGACGCTTTGCTCGAATTCGATACCATACTTAGATAGAATTTCATCCTTTCGCTTATGTACCCACGCATCCCATATCGAATCTCTTGCATCTCGATATTTGATTTTCATCGCTAAGGTGTCGTATTTTATTATTTCTGACATGTGGCCTCCAATGCTGTGATGTATGCCGCAAGCAAAGCAGCGGCGGGTGAATCCCCCTCCAGCTCTGACAATTTTCTCGTTCCGCCCCAACCATCGACTATATCTTCAATTACTGCCCTATTTCGCTCTTGGTTGAATAGGATGATTCCTTGCCAGCCCTTCGCGCTAATCGCTTCCTGCAAAACCGCCTGTAACCAAGCCATCTTTTGCCTTTCGCTGTAATCGTAGATATATGCAGGCGATGATATATATTTTTCATAGGTGGTCGGGTCTGCCACCTTCAAGCGGTCCAAGTCTGCTTTCATCTGTCGAGCACCGCCTCCTCTGAAAATTTGTAGTCGGAAATCTCCACTTCGGCCCTATCGAAATAACCACAATTCATGCCAACACAATCACATTCTTCCTTGCCCCGCCCGCACCGATTGCCTGTCATGCTGAGGCAGATTATCGCTCTCATGTGCCGTCCTCCTCCTCTTCTTCATATAGAATATACCCCCTCATATCCCCTTTGAACGTTGTGTCTTCTCGGACAAAATTACAAAATATCCGCAAAAGCTTTTCCGCCTGGACCGTGCCGTACTGCTCCACATCCAGCTCGATTACTGCGGTCAGTGCCTTCATGGGTAGCCCTCCAATATTTCATGCAGTTTTTCCGGCGGCATCGATTTGGCACATTTGCTGTAATGATCGCCCACAATCTCCACATACACCGTTGTGGTTTTACGTCGGGATGAAATTCTTTCACCACATATCGGGCAAATGAATATTCCATTTTTTTCGAAGCGGTCAATGGTTACTACCCTCATGCTTGTCCCTCTCGTATCTTGGTTAAGGCGGCTTGTGCCTCATCATCGCTGCCCGTCGCGTTAAAGACCATATCCACATATGCCGCTTCCAGTCTCTTCTTCTCTCTGGCATGATCTCTGATTAATATTCGATATCGATCTTTCAATGTGCATATTCGATTCAGATTAGATCGAAGGCTGGCAATTTCAGCATCCTTGGTGGCGAGTTGCTTTCTCATACCCCCTATTACGTTGTCCTGATAATCAGCGAAATCGTCACTCATTGCATGTCCTCTCCAAAAATCACAGGCATCTCGCGGACCAATTCCTCGATTGCCGCCCTTCTCCGTGCATCATTATAGCAACTTGGCGCGGTTGGCATTAGCCGATATTGCTTTTCGATGAGTGCAGCTTTTAGTGCGGCAATCTGCTTATCCTGCTCATCAACATGAGCAAGTATCGGCTTATATAGTTTAAATAAAATACATTGCTCACAAAAGGCATTATGTCTTAGTGGGTCTTCTAAATGCGCCACAAGTGCTCGCGCGGCGGTCAATTCATCAGCATTCATTCCTTCGCCTCTTCCATTCTTGCTGCCATCGCTTGATAGCGGCGCAAGCATGTGATTGTGTTGTCAAATCGTTCATGGTCATCAACAAAATATCCCATGCCGGTATTGATCGAATCTAGCGCATCAATTGCATCATCTATAAGCGACATATCGCCTGCCCGGAACTCTCCCAGGACATCAAGGAGGTCGGTGGCAGCATTCAGCATCCCGCAAACATACTGATATTCTGGATGGTCGCTCGTAAATGTGCCGGGGATGTCTTTTGCTGCCAGTTCTTTGAGCCGGGTCACGGTTTCGCTTAGGGATTCTGTCATGCTTTGTGCTCCTGGTACTTGATTTCCGTCAAAATCTGATCTATATCTATCAGCATCTTGGTAGTTTCTTGTCTCAGCGTTGCCAAATCGCGACCATTGACCGCCGCGACGGCAGCATTTCGCTCTCTGAAGATCTCAGATAGCAGGTTACGAAACATCTCGATATTCTTCATGTTTTCTTCTCCCGTATTCCTTTCTTCCATTTCTTGCTTCCACAATCCGGGCACCGCTTCGGGTCTTCCACCCTAGGAAACCAGCGATAGTGGCATAGTTTGCATTCTTTCGCCTTCATATATTATCTTTCGATTGTACTTCATGCTACTTATAATTTTCCATCATGAAGGCGGATCGCCAAGCGAAAACTATATAAACCAATACGTGCATAGTAGATGTGCCGACATACCCCGGCAGGAGATGTACCAAGATGCTTACAGAACAATCAGCTTTAAGCCATGCTTGCTACGAGCAGGGCAAATATCGCTATGCTGAAGATGGAATCACAATTCTCAATGAAGCCGGCGAGCCTGCCAAAACGGGAAATATCATTCTCCGGCACCCGGCCACCGGCTACCCATTGGTTCGTTTCGGTGACAAGGGGGCGGTTTAAATCGGCGACAGTTTCAGATACTGTTTATCATGCGAACAGGTCACCCGGTGGCACAAATTTTGGCGAAACGGTGGGCATTCAATTTGCAAAAAGTGCGGGAAAACGTCCCTTTGGGCAGTCAAGGAACCTCTCTGGCCTGCCAAAATCGAGGAGCATAGGCAGGAGCTTCGGTTCCTCATGGGATACGTTGGCCCGATTCATGTGTAGGTGGTTAAATGGCGACAAAAACATGCCGATGGCATACAAGCGGCAATGAGAACATGCCGCATAACTACTGCAATAATCGGAACGTGACGACCGGCATATGCATCTGCACCACCTTACAAGAACAGTTCTGCAAGTACAAAGAAGCGGTCTAAGGCAATGTGCCGGTGCGATTCCGGCAGCCGCACTTGCCGGGTTTGCCTCCCTTCACCCCCGAAGATCAGTTGCCCGGCAATAATCCCCATGTCGGTAATGGATTGCATGGTCGACCGAAAGACCTTCACAACTTACCATGCGCCGATTCGATCTCGGCCCGACACTTTCCGCAAGGAGCGTACCAAAATGGAAGACTTAGCAGAACTCAAAATGCAGTCCATGAAGCTGGCAATGGAGATAAGCGATCTCCTGTTACAATGGCGAAAGGATCACTCGGAGATCTTGGATAGAAAGTCAGCAATCGATATCCAGATAATGGAATTGGAAGAGGAGGCTTGAACATGGCAGCCAAGCCCATAGACATCTCGGAAATCGAGAGAGCCGTCCGAGAGACAGGCTACTCATACATCAAGCCAGGGCCTGAACTATTCGAGGTCGAGCTTCCAGATGGCACCAAAGCCACTGTAGGGCTCAAGGATGGCAAGATCGATTGTCCAAGGAGTAAAGATCTCAAAGAGAAGGTATCTCTGCTTATAGCCGATATTAGGGCCGGTATGGGGCAAGTGCCCGCTATAATGGGTGATGAGAAGACCAAGATCATGGGACTCATGCAGCAAGTGCCCGGATTCATGCCGGAGATCTCCATAGAGATGATAGCCAATCTGGTGCATTGCCCCGACGCAACCGCCGAAGACCTCATGATGCTTGCTGTTACCGCCAAGAACATCGGGGCGAATCCGTTCCTGCCCGGTGAGATCTTCCTTATCAAGCCAAAGCAGCGAGACGATGGCAGCCAGCCGCCCGCCTATACGGTGATTGGTCAAACCTTGGTGGCTAAGAAGCTGTCTAATGCGCCTGGATTCTCCAAGGCCATCCGGGGTATTATCGTAGAATCAAAAGAGGGCGTCATATCCTTCAAGCAAGGCAATTACTACAATCCAAAGAGAGAAGAGCTAACCGGCGCGTGGTGCGAGATTCACTACGAAGATGGGCGAGTAATTCGCAAGGAGATGCCATTATGTGAGATCGCAGGTAAAACGTCCAACTGGACAAAGATGCCGGGACTCATGGCAGCCAAGGTGGTCTTTATGATGGCTGCCAGAGAGGCCGAACCCAACCTCATGGGCGGATGCTACGACATTGATGAGATGGGTGGCCAGATCAAGATGGACGAAAGCAAGGAGATCAAGATGGGGGTCTCTGCATAATACCTCCTTGCCCCCATCGGTCCACCCCTGCCAATCCCAGGGAGTTCAAATGCAATCTGAAGAAGATTATCATGACATATGCAGAGGCAGATAAACAGTGCAATAAATGTGAGGAGGTTACATGCAATCTTTAATTTCGTTTATGGCCCTCATAGTGTTTTATGTGGGCTTCGCCGGATTTGTCCGAGCGGGCAAATGGTACTTTAGATTAATAGCATGCACGGGATCAATGACTGCCTTCCAATATCTGATCGGGGAACTTGCATGAAGCAATCCCCGCCCAAACCCAAGCACTCAGATACCTACATCCACCAGCGACTTGTGCCCGCATATCGCCGGGAAGACTTCGATGGCAGCGAGCCCGTGGGAGTGGAAGAATGAAACCGATGCCCGTTCATGCAATAATATGTGATTGCGGCGTAGTTATCACCTTCCCGGTTTCCTGGGAATTTGTAAGATGTTCTGACTGCAAAGCAGGATATCGAAAGTATGGCGATGATTATGCGAGGATAGAATGACTGCCGAAGGAAGTGGAAGAATGATCACTATAAAAATATATCCTGACGGCGATCAAATATGCGCGTGTATAGGCGATATGCCCAATGAAGATGCTTGCGGATTTGGAGACAATATCATTCAGGCTCTTATATCGCTATCATACGACATGATGACAAAAGCAGAAGACGGTCATGAATGGGGTATGCCTCTATGAGCCTACAAGCAGCACCCACCCAATCGGCCATGTCCCAACGCAAGCGATCTAAGCTCATTGAGGACGCCCTGGTAGATATCGCAGAAGATCAGGAGAATAGGAAAGATGATCAATGCTGATGAATGGATGTATTTCATTTTGTCGCGTGCCGGAAAGGTAAGTGATGATGAAATGGAAGAAGCATTCGACGAATGGCAGGCGGAAAGATGAAGATCGCCGCTGATGCCCCCTGCAAACATGCCACACCCTCCGGCAAAGGATGGGACGAATGCGATAAGGGCTATCCATGTACGGGCAGCTTTGCAGATGTGATGTTTAGCCCGCAGGAGATGGATTGCTATGAATGAACGCATTTCTGTCATCTGCCACCCAAACGAAAAGCAAACTTCCGAGTCGGTTGATCCATATGCATACGACGGATGGGAAACGCAAAAAAAATGCGGACGCTGTGGGAAGGTGCTACCATTTAAATTCTTTAATAAGGCCAATAAAGGCAAATACCGGTTGCAATCGTGGTGCATTAAATGCAATGCAGAGAATGCGTTTGATTGGAGCCATAGAACCGGTAGGAAAATATCTATGGACCAAAATCAAAAATGTTCAAGTTATCTCGGGGTTCATATAGCAGAAAGCATACTTTCCAGATATTTCAAAGGCATACAGCGAATGCCATATGGTCATAAAGGATATGACTATATATGTTCAAAGGGATATAAAATAGATGTAAAGAGCGGATGTATGCGTTATAGGGGTCCTTACAAATATTGGGCATTTTCTGTCTGGAAAAACAAAATGCCTGATTATTACATGTTCTTAGCATTTGATAATCGCGATAAACTCAACCCAGAACATATCTGGCTTATTCCCGGCGCGGTTGTCAATAACCGGGATTGCATAACAGTGTCATATAATCGTCTTAAGGATTGGTCGGAATACGAACGCCCCATAAACAAGGTAATCGAATGCTGCGATTCAATGAAGGTGGTTGCGTGAATCCACCCATTTTATTGTCCCTGTCAAACAACGAGAATAACACACCCGATCGGGTCAAAGACCTCGTTAAAGCAATCGAGTCTTTCAAGGGACAGATCGTGAGAATATCGGATGATCCGAAACAACCGGCTGATATCTGCATGAAAACGCGAGATAAACAAATATTCATCGAGGTCAAGGATACCAAACAGGCCGGAAAGGTATCTAATGATATTTGGGGATCGATGCAGGGCCATTTCGGGGATCAGCTTGTTAAGTTACTGGATGAGTCATCAGAGGCGTTTGTCATAGTGCTGGCAACTTACCCAGAATGCCTCCAAGAAGTGCCACAGTTTACTCGGCAGGGGGATCATACCAAATGGGCAGGGAAAGCTCTCCAGGAGTCAAATAAGACCACTCTACGGGCATTGAATGCCGATGCCTTTGGCTCTTGCATTCCTGTAATCTACCTGTCTAAGGACCGGGTACTGAGTTTCAAGGAAGCTCTGAGTTATGGGAAGGCCCGGCTCCTGGGCGCAAATCCCTTCCAATGGACCAGCCCACACAAAGGAAAGGCAGGGAAGATATCGGCGCTCACCAAGGCGCGGGGCATTGGCGTCAAGAACTCTGAGGCTCTGTTAGGGCACTTCGGGTCAATCAAGAATATTGCCCTGGCCGGATACGAGGATCTCTTGAAATGTCCGGGAATAGGGCCTGAAAGGGCGATTGCGGTTATGGAGTTGCTGGCATGATCCGCATATCCCGTCCCTGGCCACCAATCCATATCAGGATGCCTATTCACCCTCGCCGGTGGATCGAAGATGTCCGGATTGTGAAAGCGAAATATAAGGAGCAGAAACATGAAGATTAATCGCTTAAATTTCATATTGGGTATTCTGTGCATATCCATATCGATGACCGGTACCGGAAACCCGATTTTAGCTTTGGCGCTCGGATTAATGAATTTGTCAATTTTCGTATTGACTGAGGCAATGGAATGATCCTAGCCAAAGATCTCTCTCCCGATGCACAATTTGCCTTTGCCATCTTCCAATGCAAGGAGCGAGCCCGGCACTTGAAAGATGTAGCAAACATTGAGGCCGATCTGGAAAGGCTGCGGGCAATGGGTGTAGATGTGGATTTGGCCGCAAAGGTGGATTGGGGATTTGTGACCACGGAAGATACCCCCTTAGGATTTGCCTAATACCGAAAAGTATAAGTAGTATTATACTTATACTTATTATTATGAAACGGATTAACGTATTGATTTCAGAAGATGCTAGGCAAATTCTCGATGAATTTCAGAAGAAGAATAAAATATCCACATTAGATGATGCGGTGGATCAATATATTAAATATCACGAGGCGCGAACGTGACTGTGTATCTTAATCTAACCAGAAACAAAATCACATCGGTGGACGACATCGATGGAGATCTTGCGAACGTTAGATGGTATGCGCTTTATGGGAACGGTGTTCCGTATGCCGCTAGAACATTATCACGTCGTTATGAGAATCATAGAACCGTGTTATTACATCGGATCATAATGGAAAGAATGCTAAATAGAAAACTAGCGCGCGGCGAACGTCCTGATCATATCAATCACGATAGTTTGGACAATCGGAGATCAAATCTAAGACTTGCCAGCGTACTTGAGAACAACCGCAATGCCAGATGTGTTTCTTCTAAGAAGCTAAGCCATTTTAAAGGAGTGACAAAAAATAGAAGCGGTTGGATGGCACGGATACGCGTGAATGGAAAATTAAACGGTCTAGGGACGTTTCATTCAGAAGAAGAAGCGGCGAAAGCATATGATCGCGCAGCGCGAGAATACTTTGGTTCGTTTTGCGTATTAAATTTTTCGACGGAGGTATAACCATCTCAAAGCAAGAATGTTTGTCCTATTTGCAGTCTCACCCGGGCCAACACACACTACCAGAGATTGCCTTATCTACCGGGCAAAACATAGAGACGGCCCGCCGGTGCATGATAAGATTGGCTAAAGATGGCTTGGTAAATAAGAAGTATCCCGCGGCTGCGAATAAATTCATAATGTGGTGCATATGAACAATTCCATCGCTGCATGTGGTTTCTATCTCATGGCAAAGGGTATCCCGTTAGACGTTCTTGCCGGATTGCCTAAACGTTTATCGGGCCTGGATAGGGGGGTGGTAACGAAGCTGTCACAAGAAGGCATCATAGCCAAACATGGGCGGGTTTATGAGGGCCGGGCATGGCGGAGAACGTGGAAGGCAGGGGCGAGATATGGGGCCTTTATGCGATGGGCAGAAACCCACCGCACATAAATTATAGATTGTTATCCTTTTTTAGGGAAATCGCGATTAAGTGACAGCGATAGTTATATATAACAGTAAGTTATTATGGTATGCTACCAAGAAAGGAGCTATCCATGAATGAATTGATTGTAATTGATCCTATCTTAGAAGCGGTATGCTTGCCGTTATCCGAGGAAGAATATACCGGGCTGGAATCGCAGATTTTAAGAGATGGTTGCTTAGATGCTCTGAAAGTTTGGGACAGAGAAGGTAAAATCGTCCTGCTGGATGGCCACAACCGCCTGAAGATCTGTAAGAAGCATGGCAAGCCTTATGATACAAGCACCATCGAGATAGATAGCATTGATGAAGCTATTATCTGGATTGTGGATAACCAGAGAGGGCGGCGCAATGTGGCCACGGATGAACAGAAAGATTACATCTCTGGCAAGCGATATGAGGCGCAAAAGAATATCAACCGTTTGCGAGACAAGAAGGGAGTATTTATATCTAATGCTCCTACTGAACAAAATGTTCAGGTGGACTACAATAGACAGGATACACCGACCGCAAATAAGCAAGCATTCGATGAAGGTATAACTCCCATATTAGTCCGACACAATGCGCGGTTTGCCAAAGGCGTTGATGCCGTCCGGGAAGTCTCTCCAGAACTTGCCGATAAGATCCTGAAGCCCGATCCATCTGCGCCGACACTAACCAAGAAGGCAGTTGCTGCCCTTCCGAAGCTGAAGGCCTCAAATCCAGAAAAGTTTGTTGAAACGGTCAAAGAAATCGCAGAAGCACTGGAAACTAAAGACAAAGCTACCCTCGAAATGGTAGTAAAAGGCCACGTTTCACCAGACGAACCCACGCATGCTGAAAAGATGATCGCCAAAAAGCACCACCTGAAGCCCGAACATGTCCGATACGCAAACGAGCACAATATACCCTATGAGAATCTAAGGACAGTTGAACAGATCGATGCTATCAATGCTAGAAAGGCATTGGCAACTTGTTCAACCGCATGGGACGGCTTCTATGGGTGCGATTGTGGAATCAAATTTGAAATGTTTGGGTCTGAACATGCGCCGGTTTGTTGCCCGCATTGTGGGAAATCTGATACCCTGAGAAGAGTTTCACACGGATTCGACGAAGGCTATCTCCAGATGAAAGAATTAAAACAGGAGCGATAAATTATGTTTAAATGTGGTGATAAGTGTACGGGCAAGTTCGCTGCTGAAGCCCGATTGGTCAGGGAAAAGATTTGCTACGAAAACGCAAAGAAGGAAAACGATCAACGTGGCATGAAATCAGCCGCCCGAAAAGTACAGAATACAAAGGATTACATCAAGATAATGGAAGAGTGGCCGCCATCCGTCAATTTGGCCATCGGCCCGGCTCTGATGATTGGAAAGATCCGATTACCCGAAAAACAAGCCGCTATTATGAGACATGTTCAACGGGCACAAGAGACTGGTATCAATCCCATGAACGGCTTGTCATTAGGACCGCAAGGCGTGACTGGTACCATCATACGATACTTGATTGCAAAGCATGATCGCAAACCGTTTATCTTGGAGAAGCGCATTCTCCTAACAAAGGACACCATCAATGCAATTAATTATCTGATGGGTACTTGCCAGGGCAACGCAAAGGCAACGAACTTCCTGAGATCTCTGGTAGCGACTGCATGAAAACTTATCACTGTCTCCGCTGCCTGCATACGTGGTATCCCCGGAAGGATGCCATGCCCAGGGTTTGCCCGCGCTGTAAATCTGCCTATTGGGATGTCCCTAAGAAAGCAGATCGTTAAACCTTTTTTGGAGGTAATCATGAAATATCTAAAAGATTTTGTATTCATTATACAACTGCTAGTAGGCTGTTTCTGTGTATATTGCATCTTCAAAGATGCGATAATACTTGGATTCGCTGCGATGTATGTGGTATTTATCCTCGGATTTCTCAGTGATCGCTTTATATCGCCTAATTAGTTCTATGTCATTTCTCGCAATTCCCTACAAAATGCCATAGACCTTTTATCCTTCCCGGTGCCAATTTGGCCCTTTCAGGGTAATCACCTATTCTTATTATCCATAACTATTTATAGGTTGCATTCTATCAGGATAATTGGGCAGCTTACCACTGCCTGGAGATACCAAGATGGCAAGTCACTTTTGTAGGTCATGCGGAGATAAATTATCTCGCAAAAATGCTTATAAGAATCGCAAAAAAGGACATAGTTATAGGCGAATTTGTAAAGAATGCAACAAAAAGGAAAGTTCTGATACAAGGCGAAAAAACAACGGGAATTGCCGCCTATTATTGAAGGGAAAATATCGAAAGATTTCAATCACGTTTCTCAATCAAGAAGCCAAAAAACATTTCCTTCTATGCCGTCGCCTGCAAGTCATTGGCTGCCATCCCAAAGTTGGTCACGAAAGCAAAGTAGGCCAACGGGTCGAGCATCTGGTAGAGGAACGCACCGAACATGGCGAGATGCATCGCTACTTCATTGATACCAAATGCGATGAGTGCCAGGGCGAAGTGAAGTTTAATCCGCATGGCTTTAAGCAGTGTATTGAGTGTGGTTTGTTGTCCGCAAACTTTACCCTAGAAAACGAACTGGATGAGCCGCAAGATCGCGACTTGCCACAAGAAGAATATTACGGTCATGCCAGGCCGGAAGAGGCTGACTAAAGCCTCGTGCATAAGTCCTGGCATTCATATTTACCAATAACTATTTAACCGTTCATCACCTACTCACATATGCCATTGGCCGCCTTAGGTAAGCGACAATCACAAATGGCCTCCGCTACCTCGCTGGGGCGGGGCTCTTCTAATTATCTGCGATGAGCCGGGCTACCACGCCCGCCGATGATCGCAATATAAGCCGCCTGTTATCATGATCCGGGTGTATAGAACGCTTCCTTTTCTTTTACCGGGCAGGCGGTTATCACAGTCATTGCAGCCTGATCCGCTGCCTTGGACCACATCGATGTGTGGCATTATCCTGTTGGCCGAGGGATAAGGGCTACTCAGGATCATCGGCCATTCTATCACCTTTATTTGCCGCAAAAGACCTATCCCAAACGGATGATGCTGCCTATTGACAGATGGGACAAAGTAAGATAGGGCGCGGCTTTCTACGGCGTGTCTAACTGGTCGGACGGGCCGGGAACCCGGAAGAATGCAAGTTCGAATCTTGCCACGCCGATTATATCCTTTCCTAGTCATCCCTAGATGACATCGATCCATCATGTAAGCCGTCAATTTGGCGAGCCGATGACGGTAAGGTACGGTACTACGCGGCCCGCCCGGTTAAATTCCGGGCAGGGTCTCCTAATTATAAGCCGACTATTAATTGCCAATCATGCCATTCCCTTACCTATTGTGAATGAAAATATTAACAGTATATCGTTAGTTTCTGCTTATCGGCAAGCGCCGCTTGTCATAAGGTGATTTTATGGTAAGATGTGAAGAGTTTTATAAGAAATGGGATTCTTGCGGTAATTTCTGCGAGAAGCACCCAAATACCGCCGCACAGATTGAAGCATATTTAGACCAGATGGATGAAATTGAGGAAATAACAGCAGATTGCTTACCGGACGTTAAACCTTCCGCGATCGCGGAAATGCGAATTTCTGAAAACGCATGCAGGCCGCTTATTCGTGAGAAAGACCCAGAAGTGCGCCGGGAAGTTATCAAGCAAATTGTAAAGAAAAGCGAGGAAAAAGCGCAAACCGGGGCACGGCCAACAGTAACCTCTAAAGAGGTTAAGAAGATCCTGGCTGATGTCAAACGGCCCGAACCACCGAAGCCAGAACTTACCAAGAATGCTCCAAGATGGGAAGGCAGTTGGTTAATTCTTGGAAAGCATAAGGTCTTTTGTGGTGATTGCAACTCAGAAGAGTTCAAAGCAGAATGCAAAGGCGCAAAGTTCGCTTTCTCTGATCCTCCCTATAACGCGGGCGTTGCTGAGTGGGATCATGATTTTACATGGGCACAAGATTGGCTGGCCGATCTGGCGCCAATCGTTGCAGTCACACCTGGTATAGTTTCAATTCAAGACTTCTTCAAGTCTACCAATATGCCTTATGCGTGGTCGGTGGCTTGCCTGATCAAAAACGGCATGACTCGCGGCGCGTTGGGCTTCGGAAATTGGATTTACGTTTCACTCTTCAGCAAAGAATCTCTCTTCAGAACATCCCAGGATTATCTAGAAGTCTCTATAAAGACCTCCGAAACAGAAGACAGCAACCACAAAGGCCGAAAGCCTTTAGACCTTTTGAAGTGGCTCCTGGAACGCTTCAGTAAGCCCGGTGATGTGGTTATAGATCCTTTCCTTGGATCAGGAACCACCTTAATAGCCTGTGAAAAAATGGGCAGAACGTGTATAGGTGCTGAAATAAGCCGCGAATACTGCGAAGCGATAGGAACGAGGTGGCTACGTGAGAACACCATTTGACGCGACCAACGCCGGGTTCTCAGGAAAAGCGCACCTCGCGGCGAGAGAACAGTTCTATCCAAGACTATTTAATACTTCTCCTGGAAGCCTGAAATTCGTTGATACGGTGATGGATGGCACCGAAAGAAACCGAATTTTAGACGGCGAAATGGCCGTAGATAGGATGGTCTACGTTACAAAAACCGACTTACACCACCCATTAACATTCACCATTCAAGAACGATTTAGACGACCACAGTATAAACGATATCAAGATCTTACGATAACTGAGCATAACGGATGCTCAGGCATGCCATCTGAACTTTATAAGCTGACATGTGGTATTTTCGTTTATGGCTATTACTCTGAGCAAAACGATAAGATCTTGCAGGCACTGGCCATAAACACAAGCGGCTTGATGTATTCTTTTGCTGTTGGGGATCTAACTCCCGATTCAAAAAAGATTAACTGCAAAGAGCAGACATTCCTTTCCTTCCTATTCGATCAATTGTATAGAAAGGGCCTGGTTCTGTTCTCTTACACATCACCCCAGGGGGCCAGATAGCTCCCTTAAAACCTTTTAGGATTTGATTTTTACGGCAAAGCCCTGCCCAATCTGCCATCTGCCCATCGACACCCGCCGCTCATTGGAACTAGACATATCAGGTGGCATGAAGCCAGCCGAGGCAGGCCGCAAATATGCAAGCTACATCACCACCCGCACCAGGCCCGATCTGGCGATCATCAAGCACACGAGCAAGTGCATGAAGCTTGGAAAGGACAAGCTATGGGAGTTGCAGAAGAAGCGAGAGGCTGAGGCGAGGGATAAGAAGATAGCAAAGGCTGTATTCGTTGAGCCTAAACCGGCACCTGACACACAGATTAAGGCAGAAGTTGCTGAACTAAAGCATGTCAAGACGGCCCTAGAGCGCAATGAGGCGGTTTATGAGCTTGCCATGTTGGGCGCGAGGACTGCCTTATACTACAAGGATGAGCTTACTAAAAAATGGGAACTTCGGCCATCTGACAAAATAGATCGCAAAGGATTGGCTGCTTGCCTGGCACAAGTGAACGCTGCAAACGCTTTTCTAGGGAAGCCGGAACCGGTGAGCGTGCAACAGATTACGAATATCAATCTCACCGACACGTTCACAAAGATAAAGACATACGAAAAATATTTCGCGGATATGGAAAATGACACCAGCCGAGAAAGCACTTCTGACCGCGACAATCTTAGAAAACAAGTATTGTAAACAGAAGCCTACCAAGAAGCAAGCCGCGTTTCTTGTGCGAAATGAGTTAGAAGCACTATACGGCGGCGCGGCTGCTGGTGGTAAAAGCTCCGCGTTGCTTATGGCGGGCCTGCAATATGTAGATGTCCCTGATTATGCGGCTCTGATTCTAAGACGCACCTATGCGGATTTGGCCCTGCCCGGCGCCATCATGGACCGATCGTTTGATTGGCTGATGGGCACAGATGCGAAATGGAGAGACAAAGACAAGACCTGGGACTTTCCGAGCGGTGCAACTCTCACATTTGGATATCTTGAAACTGACAAAGACCGCTATAGATATCAGTCATCGGAGTTTCAATTTGTGGGCTTCGATGAGCTAACACAATTTCCAGAAATTCCTTATACTTATCTATTCTCACGACTTCGCAAACTTGGTGGTGCACAAGTCCCTATCAGGATGCGAGCTGCTAGCAACCCTGGCGGAATCGGCCATGATTGGGTAAAATCTCGATTCTTCCAAGTTTATCCTAATCGGGTATTCGTTGGCGCTCGTCTGGAAGATAACCCCTATGTGGATCAGGCCGCCTATGAGGAAAGCCTTAAACTTCTTGATTATGTGACCCGGGAGCAGCTAAGAAAAGGCGATTGGGACATATCAGAGAGCGGTGGAATATTCTTTGAGCCTAAGACATACCAAGTAACTAATCCCGATTTCCGAAAAGATCCCAATCTTACAAACTGTCAAGTTTATGCGGCATGCGATCCATCCGAAGGCGGCCAGGACTTCGCTGCAATCGGGTTAGTTCTGAAGTTACCTGATGGCAGACTGTTGCCGTGGGCGTGTGATATGGCAGTCGATAATCAGAGTAAGACCATCGAGAAGATCATAGAATTCCAAACGCTTTATAATCCTGCCAAATTCTGGATAGAGGCAAATTCTCTCGGCCACGCCAAGAGCGCCGAGGGGATGTCTCTGTTTGAAAAGGATCTTCGGGCGCAAATGCAAAGGGCTGGCGTTACTGTCCCGTTTATTTTTGTGTGGAATACGGCAAACAAGGAGGCCCGCATAAGGTCTATGGAGCCTCATTACAGTAACGGAACATTACTTTTTAGATCTGACTATAACCAAGAATATCCCATGCTGATTAGTCAGCTCAAAGGCTTTAAGCCGGGCAGCAAAATGCATGATGACGGCCCGGATATGCTTGAGTTATGTGCATCAAATATCCTAAATATGCCAAAACAAAGGCAGTATAGTTTCACATCACCAGGCCAAATATCCAGCTCCGGCATACAATACAGAGGTTAACATGGTCAAAATTCATCGCCCTATTAAATACACAAATGCTGCCGGAGGCAAGACAACGGGCCGGGCGAATGTGGCTCTGGCCAGCTCTGGCTTTGCCAGCATTGATCGCAATATCAATGCATCTGCGATCAATTCGGCCCTATCGGTTCCACCTGTGCAGGGCCTCTTACTGCCCATTTCCAAGATAGCTTTCAATGGCTATGACATCAAGCCCATGCCGTCTGAAGAGGAAAAGGCAAACGAGGCCAAGGTCGCAGAGGCTACCAAGGGCCTTCTATTGGCCGATAAGGTGGTCAGGAGCCGCAACCATATCAGGCAGACGTTCTTTGACACTTTGGGCTTCCGCCACGCCGTTTTCAATTACAGCATGGCCACGGCCGACCAATGGACCATACCCGATGTCTTCAAGCATCTTCCACCAGTATCCTTTGAGGTTGCCCCTGATAGTGCCAGGAACTCGGATCAGTTCTTTTGCGATCCGCTCTTAAAGGGCATCGTCACAGATAACAATGATGATTCCACCCATTTTTACCAGTCACAATCGAAGATCGGCAAGCCAGTAGAGATTGATGCTGAGCAAATACTCCACATAAAGGATGAAACTCCAGGAGATCTTTCATATATTGCTGCAATTATACCCACAATCCGCCAATGGTCTTTTGCCCGGTCTCAAGCAGTAATGAAATACCTGCAACGGGTAGCGGCTCCTAATGCGGTAGGGATCATCGATTTCAATTATGTTACTGCGATGGCAGGAAATGGGGCAGATGATCCGGGATATCAGGGCACTAAGACGATGGGCATCCCCGCAGAAGTGTGGGATTACCTGGACAAAGTCATCAAGGCCCAATCCACAGATACCGCCTTTCTCATGCCACCCGGCACCAAGCTAGATTATCCTTCGCTTTCCGCCAGGCCACCTATTGAGATCGATCAATATTTGATACGAGAGATTACTTCGCACTTAATTCCTGTGAATATATTAGATACTTTGGGAAGTGCGATCAGCAAATCAAGTGCTCCTGCCTTAGAACTCTTCCAGTTAATTGTAAATGGATGGCGTGAAATATGCGCCCGCCCCTTCGAGGACTTCTATAGCAAAATATTGGAACTGAATGGCTTCGAAGGCTGGACTGCAAGCTTCCAATGGTGGCCGATTATACCAGTGGACAAGGCACAAATTCACAGAGAATATTTGGAAGGTGCCATGAATAAACTGGTTACGGTAAATGAGTATCGGGCGGCACATGATTTGCCCCCATTAGACGATGCTGCATTAACTCAAATGTCCAACGAATATAATTCCCTAGGCGGAGGCATGATCTAATGGATGAATCTTTCTTGGTCACATTGGCTCTGCGAGGGCATGGCTTCAAGATCGCCCGGCCCATCGCCAGACGGCTGAAGAAGCTGGACAGGGCGATAAGGGCAAGTGGGATTGTAATGCAGGGAAAAAAAAAGGGGCCTAAAGGGAAGTAGGCGGTTCGCCGGTTATCAGCCACACCGCGAAGTAATCGCCGCACTTCCGGCACCTGTAGACGGATATATCACGTTTGCCGGGAAGTTGAACACCTGTCAAGTCGTGATCCAATGGGCCGCATAGCTTACCTGGTGTCAATATAAACCACATCCCCCCCAGTCCCTATCAAGAGCACTATACCAGGATCGGCGGTGTCATCGAATATGATGAAACTGTCGTCTCCTGGTCGTTTTGCAAAGAACGGTGCAAGTGATTCATGAATAGGCCGCTTTGTTTCATAGTAAAGCATGTAAAGCGGCGCGATTGTTGGCCCATTTCCGATTAGGTTAAACGGAACACTCGCCAGTCGTTTTGATGCTCTCCAAAGATCTTCTATGATATCGCGCGTTGTGTGCTTTCCTTCCCATTCGCCGCAATTCGTCACATCGTTTCCGATCATTTTATCTGGTCCGAGTCTATTTGGATAAATCGATGCCAGAAGCTTGCCTTTCGGATTGGCAAGCCCGATTGCTTTGAGTTCTTGAAAGTTCATGGTAATCCCCTCATCTTAATGATATTTCCTGATGCATCTCTTCCAACTAATCCACTTAGTGGCTTACGCAATTCTCCAAATTCTAATATCATTGCCACCGCCGCCTCATCTTGACCTAATCCTGTCTCGGACTTATAGGCTTCAAAGATTGTTTTGGCTTCGGATGACAGATACCAGTTTACTCTCGGCATTGGCACTCCGATTCTTGCCATACATATGGGTTATATGGATCGATCTTTTTGGGATGCAATCTCGTATATTCCCGGAGTTCATCGTCTAACTCTTTCGCGGATTTGGCAGACAAATGAAACACGTTTTTCTCTTTAGAATCTGGTATTAGGCGAATGACATCCTCTAATAGGATTTCATCAATTTCTTCCATGCTCATAAGCACATCTCTCATTATAATTATAACTTTTGGTAAGGTGATTTCCCATTGATGAAAAATTAGTAAATGCTGAAATGTCGGTAGAGTACTTACGGGCCTTTCACAAATTCGTTTCCAGCCATCCACACATCTACGGTGCCGTCAAAGAAGAGATTCATAAGAGGGCGCGGGGGAGCGCGGGCGGGCAAGCTAAGGCAAGACGTGCCCTAGAGGGCGGTGGTGAGGAGATCGACCTAGAGGATATGCTAGAACATCCTCTCGATGAAAGCCCGGTTAAGGCCACCAACGCGGCCCATATAGAGGGCGATATCCTAGAGACGGATGAATATTACGATGTCCCTACCGTATTCGCTAAGGAGGGCGTGTGGACCGGCACGAATGGCATTCCAACGCTGAAGACGTTTGAGGCTCTGAAGGCGTCCGCTCCTTGGTTTGTGGGCACACCGATTACACCAAAACACATCGAAACCGACACCATACGGCCCAATGACCGGCGGTTAGGCCATGTAATCTCTGCCACCGCTCGCGAGGATAAGAGAGATGTTTTTGGGATTTCCCGATTATATAAGAACTTACTGACATCTGAAGAAAACGAGAAAGTGGCAAACCGCCAAAATCTAGACGGTTCGCCTGGTTATTTTACCCCCGTGAGGAGTGAGACCGGTGTCTTTGGCGATAAGCAATATCAAGCCAAAGAAATAGGCCCCTACGTGCTAGGGGAATATGCGATGTTCTTTGACGGAACTCGCGGGGCTTGCTCAAGTGACGATGAATGTGGCCCATTCCAGAACGCAAAAGGCAAAAAGAAAGATGAGCCCGAGCAGACCGATAAACTGGTCTTAGACAAGAATGGGAATGTGAGAAAGCGATGTCCAAAACTCAAAAATGAGGCTGATCAAATGGTAGAAGAAGTCGGGGCCGTAAGGGCCGAACTTACTAAGCAGCTTAACGCTGCCAATGAGATCATAACCGCTCAGGCGGGGCAGATCTCCGAAATGAAGAAGGTTCTGGATGGGCTGGTAGCCGATCACAAGACCTTAAATGAAGCCTTCTCCGGCAAGGTGGCCGCTGAGGATGCAGCCAAGACGATTGCATTCAAGACCGAGTTCAAGAAGGAACTCAATGCCGCCGCTGCAACTGAATACGAAACTCTGTGGGATGAGGTCAAGAGCCTGAACCCGGTAGAGTTCAAGGCTTGGAAGACCACAAATGCAGCCAAGCTGCTCAATGAGGCCGAGAGGAAGGAAGCGACTGGCAAGAAAGTCACCGACGCAGCGGGCGACCTGGTATCCGCTGCAAGAGCAAAGGCTGACGCCGCTCTGTTCAAGAGGAGATGATTACAAATGACAGTTCCTAGAAAGGTTGGGGCCACAGGCTCTAATTATTATGTATCTTATCCTGCGGCTTCCCGGATCGCTTGCGGTGCCGTGGTTACTCTCAGTTCTGCAACGGCTGGAGCTGAGACCGTTGCAGCTGCCGAGACCCAGACCAGCATCCTTGGCATAGCTGGCAACAGGCCCGAAGGCTTGACCAAAGGCAAGTACGACGGATTCTTTGAGACCTATGAGCAGGTGCCAATCGTTGATGACATCGGCTATGCTCTGGTAGCACCCAACAGCGGGGCCACCAACATAGACATTGGCGACTTCTTGGAAGTTGGCATCTTCGGTGATGGCTCCCCCGGCGCTCACGGCATCCTGGAAGAGGCCGGTGTCACGGACGGTACAGTATTCACCATAGCCACGGTTGCAAAGGCTCTTCAGAGCGTCACAATGGGCAGCAAGTCCTATAAGGTTCCTGCTTCAAGTGTCGCTGTCGGGGCATCTTCGGCCACAATGGTGGCGGGAGAGATTGCCACAATGGGAATCGGTGTAGGCGATTACATCCTGATAGAGGATGATGATGGAGCCGCGCAGGTCAATAGGGTTGCGTCTCTGACTTCCACTGTGATAGGCTTTGAGATCCCGGCAACGAATGTGTGTGCCACCGGCGGCACTGACACGATTACCAGGCTCTATCAATGCTTAGTAAAGCTGGTGAAATAAATGGCTACTGATATGCTTTATGGAAGCGGTATAGTCCCTGGACAGTTTACCGCGACCTTCTACGATTACATCTCCGAATGGTACGACATCAATCTGGATAACCAGATGGCAAGAAAGTGCACTGTGGTTACTCCTGTTCCTGCCACAACCGAAGCCTACGAGATCAACAAGATCGATTTCGCTTCTGATGACGTAGTTCCCAAGTCCAAGAAGACCCCAGGCGTCGAGGTATCTCTTGGCAGCACGACCGAAAATACTCCGCTCTGGCGCTGGCCGGACTTCTTCGTCATGAACGAGGACGACCTGGCCAAAGATCCCATGCTCCAAAGAAGGTATGTCGAAGGCTGCATGGCCAAGATATACAGGGGCGAAGATAAGGTCTGGTTCGCAGGTCGCGCCGTGAATAACATCTCTGGTGTGGATGTCCAGGCCGGGCTGAATACCAACGGCGCTGTCACAGCTGCCGCCTCTTCTGGCGTTAATACCGGCAACGTTGGCGCATGGCTCACCAGTGACACAAACCGGGACATCTACGAGGATTGCAGGGTTGCAAGGGGCAAGCTGGATTCCAAGTACAGAACCAACCTCAAGAACCTGTTCATGATAGGAAGCGCTGCCTCAATGGATGCCTTCTGGCAGAAGGACCCCTACAGCGACAACTCCGAGCCCATCTACAGGTCGGTAGGGCCGCTGTTTGGCCGGAGCCCGGACGACACCTCCTGGATGGTCACCAATGATCAGGTTACTGCTGGATACGTCTACATAGTCACCAAGAACCGGGAAGCTGCAGAGCTTATCCAGGCCCGTGGTGTCACCATTGATGAGAACTATCCGAGGAAGCCCATTAAAAACATCGAGTGCCATCTCTACCAGGATGTCGGTATCGCCTTCCATGACCCGAATGCCTTTGTCGAAATACAGATTACTTAAATGGTAATCTGTTTATATTTTAGGAGATGATTATATGGTAGGAATACCAAGGCCATCAAGTTTCTTCCGGGCAACTGGTTCGGTAGATTCAACGGCCATAGTTGATGATTCGGTCGGGGCGGTGGATGTAGCAAATTCGCTTGTCTACGATATGGACGCAAAGACGACTGCAGTTGGTGCGGATTCGGTTCTGCTCAATGATTCAGAAGCTTCAAATATCAACAAAAAAGCCACGTTGACCGTTGTGGGCGAGTTGCTTGCTGGTACCGTAGGCACAAGCTCCCTAGAGAACACGGCTGGCGTGCTGAAGGTAGATATCGGCAACACGACAGCAGCAACCGGACCTCTCACAACGAATAAGGTTCTAGTAGACGTATCCGGCGTGAACAAAGCCGTAACCCTTCAGAATCTTGCAAAACCAATCGGCGAAGTTTTCGCCGCCACCAATGCGACATCCGCCCTTTCCGAGGTAGATGGTGTTGGCCGGGTAAATATTGGCTCCGTGACGGCCAAGACTGCCCCCGTGGGAGCCGATATGCTCCTCATAGAGGACACGGTAGCGCCTGATGCCAATGTAAACAAGATGTGCACGATTACACAGCTTGCAGAGACCCTGGCGGGAACTGTAACCACCTCTGGCATTGAAAATACTACGGGCGCTCTGTCTATCGTTCCGGCGTCTCTTACTGCGATTGATGCTATTGCAGTGGCCGATACCCTGATAGTGGCAGATGCGACCGCCGCGAATGTAGCCAAAGCGGGCACAGTAACCATGCTTGCGGACACTCTGGCAGGAGCAGCAGCCGCAACCGGCGTAGTAGATGCCACGGGCACAATCAAGGTTAGCCCAACGGACGCTGCTCTTGACGTGGCTGCTGATAGCCTTGTCTTCATGACGGCTGCCGGCGTCCCCCAAAAGGACCTGGTTTCCGATGTTGCCGCCGCAATGGCTGGCACGATGCTCAACGCCGCGTCAGGTGTCATCTCTCATGAGGCAACCGGCCAGATGGGTGTGGGCACGATCCTGTTTGGTGCTACCGGGGATTGTACCTCGATAACTATCGGTGCCGTGACCTATCCTTACGATGGATCGCCAACAGTCGCAGACGGCGAATGGGATTATGGTGCATCTGCCAGCGAATCTGCTACCAATTTAGCCGCTGCGATCAATGGCAAGACCGGCTCTCCATATGCAGCTACCGCCAATACCGACACTGTGCATGTATATGCAAAGACGGTCGGAACCGCCGGGAACGTGACCATTACTCGGAACACTGGCGCACAGCCGGCCACCGTAGCAAACACAGTGGGCGGTCTTGCTGCCGCTACCAAGCAATGGTGCATGAGGGCGCATACCGTAACGGCCAATGATGTCGATACGGCTGTACTGGTCAACATCCCAATGCCGTTCACGCCGACCATGTTTACGGTCCAGGTTCGAAGCTCAACCGGCACCATCCGGGACGGCCTGGTGACTGATCTGTTCACCATCGCGGCCACTCCCGCCAGGATTGTAGCAACGGATGCGGGCGCGGTGCATCTAGTCGCTGGTGACGTTATCACCATAACGGCTCATGAGTAGGTCGAAAGGCCTATTCACTTTTTATTATAAACTCAGGAGCTTAATAATGACTTCCACTTATACAAGCCCGACCACTTCAAACACCGATTGGTGTCGCGATAAATATGGGGACGTTGATAGTGCTGCTTTTATTTTAACAAATGAGGAGATTCAATCCGAAATAACAGCACAAAGCAACCTTTATATCGCCGCAGCTAATTGTGCGTTCAAGTGCATTACCAGGCTTGGAGAATATGACAAGTTTGCCCTAATGTTTGAGAAACGCGGCAACCAATTACTAAAAGAGGCAAACCGGAATGCCGGGTTTACTTCGACAACGCCGAGCGTGGGCGTCCTTACCGACAGCGGAACAATGCCAGACGGATATCATGTATCTGACGAAAAACCTGCTAATTGGAGTTTGAACCGGGATGACATGCCAGACGAGGTGCGCGGGGTAGACTCGTGACGCGATAACTATTTATCCGTTAGACGATAAAATATCTATTGTTCAAATGCAATACGGTTGGGTCCGGTCGGGTATGGTCTGGACCATGTTTATTATTTTTTTCATGAGGTGTTTTCTTGTCTTCGAGATTTTTACATTTATCAAAAAGAATCACCCAAACCGCTAAGGAGCTTTTCGATGGTGTCCCTCCTTCGGGGGCAGTTACCCTAACAGGGACCGCTCCAACCGTTTCCTTTCGGTGCCGGGTTACTGTTACTCCCCTGCCATATTATACCACCAACCTATCAGGCACGCATAACGATATCACATGGGCAGATACCCTCGGCACTACCGCACTGGCATCAATCGAATATACCAGCACAGCAAGCCATCCACTTAGCATAACGGTTACGGGTTCGGATGTCGTTGTCGATCTTGCTACCTCATCGGGCGGGGCAATTACATCTACAGCATCAGATATAATTGCATTGGCTGCTCTGAATACAAGCCTGATAGCTCTCGGAATAACGGCCACCCTAAAGACCGGCGATACAGGCGCGGGTGTGGTTACGGTTCTAGCTCATACTCATTTCACAAGCGGTCTTGATGTGGCGGGCTCCCTGGCGATAGGCGCAGACACCTTAACATTTACCATCGCCAGCAAGAAGACCACTACCAGCACTCTAACATCTTTGCCCACAGTGACCAATACGGGCCTCGATTGCCAGGTACTTATAGAGTGCATAGATCTGGCGGGCGCTACGATCTATACCACCACCGAAACCGACCTACCTTGCACGATTGAGATCAAATCGAAAAGCATTCCATCTCCACAAGGTGGCTGGACTACTATCAGGGCGACCGAACTTGAGGCCAGAGGGCATTTCGATGTAGGTGAGATGATCAAGTTTGATGTAGATAACCCATTCAGTCCGACTAATGGCATTGAGTACCCTATTGTATCTTTTGCTCCAAAGGTCCGGTTAATGGGCAAGGAAGATATAAAAATTTTGCAATTCTGAGGTTTACATGGACGAAAATTATCCAACTGGCCGATATAAAACATCGAACTTGCAATACGATGTTGGCTCACCGGTGCGAATTACAAACAATGCTACAAGCCAATCGGTCACGGTTCCGGCAACTGCCAGGTCTTTCATGTGCATTGCAGAAGGCGGCCCGGTTAGGCTGGAAATCGGCGGGGCAGCATCGGCAACCTCAACATTGTACGTCCCTGAAGATACCGCCTTCATATATCCGATTATAGCAGCATCCCAGACATTGTTCTGTTATGGAGCGGCGGCAACTTACGGAAACTTCCGTTTTCTGGTGTAATCATGGACTTTGAGGACAATTTTCGGTTCACAGATACGGGATCGGACCGAATAACCAACGATGGGACAAGCAAGCCGGTAACGGTTCCCGCTGCGTGTGCAGCATTCTATTGTTTTGCAGAAGGCGGCCCGGTTAGGCTGGAAATTGACGGAGACGCCGACGCAACTTCGACTCTTTACATTCCAGAGGCTTGCCCTCGGACATATCCGTTGTGGTCCGGGCAATCATTGTCGTGCTACGGGTTAGCGGGCACAATAGCAAATTTCAGATTTACGGGGTGAGGGAATGATAAAATCTTTTCAGGGAATGAGTATACCCAGGGCGCTTAAATTCCTATATTCCAAAGGGATGAAATTTTACTTTCTGAATAATTCTTATCCGTGGAACTCGGGATACCACATTTTTCATTGGTGATTCTTCATGGCTACAAAAACTTTAGCAGAGGCAGACGGCACGCAATTCGAGGCGCGCGTCTATGATTTGGGGGCAAGTGAATTCGCATCGGCAACGGTGCTGGAGGGCGGCTATGGCAGGATT